ATGGATGGTAGGTAAAATGAAACCTATCGTTCAACAAATATTCATAAGAGGCAAGAAACTTTTAAACAAGGATCTTACTCCCTATGAATTACAACTTTATTTTGCGGCAGAATTAGATAAAAAGAATCTCAAATTACTTAAAAAAGAATGGAAGAAAGAAAAGGTAAACCAATATAAAAAAGCACACGATAAGTAATTACTTCTTACGCTTAGACTCCAGTTCATCAAAGTCTTTCTTCTTTGTTCCACCATCATAAGTCCAAGCATATCCTTCAGAAATCATACGATCATTAAGACATACATCATCAACATATAACCTTCCAAGAATTCTCCCATACTTTTCAGTTGAATCTGGAAGTTCTGTTTTAATAAGAATATTTTTTTTACCATCAAGATTTTTTTTCAACCATTCTTTGACTTCTAATCCGAGTGCTTTTTCTTTGAGATCGGTTGTACGACTTTCTGGAGTATCAACACCACTAAGGCGTACTCGCTTAGTAAGAGAAATATCGAACCCAAGATCAATGTCCGCATCGATTGTGTCACCATCAACTACTCTTAATACTTGTTTTACTCTATAGATATATGGGTCTTTATCCATTAGAATGGCAATTTAAACTTCTCAGTATTTAGTTTAGGAATAGGAAGTTTCTCAAATGCCTTTGATACTTGCTTCTCCACAACAGCACCAACAAATGCTTCTGGATTATCTAGAATCTTTTGTGCCTTTTGATAAGTTACATAAGCACCATAACAAATTGCTCCACTAATGGTGAGACTTGTGATTGATAGAATCAGACTCAGATGTTTCATTTTGCATCTCCAAATATGCTAGTCTTAATATGTAGTAAATTACATAGGCAGTAAATATCAAACCAGAACCAAGAACTATAATAACTCCCCAAGGCAAATTACTCATTCCATCCCCCCTCCTGTTTGTGTATCCATACCTTTAAATCTTTCACATATTTTCTTAATATTTGTGCTTGTTCTTCATGCCAAAGATCACCCGTTTCCAATTGAAGACGGGTGTGATTGTCTATGGCTTTAAGAATTTGGTGAATTGGAGCATTCCAACATTCACGTTTGGGAGTATTCCACTCTCTTGGCATAATACCTCATTATTTCTTCTTACCACCGTTTTTTGCTTTTTTTGCTGTAGCATTACCTTGATTCTGTTTGGATCCAGCAGAACCTTTCTTACCTTTGTTTGCTGATTTTGCCATTATGCCCCTGTGCGAGGTTGAACAAATCCTTCACCATCTTCTACTTTGGTTTCTAGTGCCTCAACTCTTGCTTCAAGAGTTTCTGGTGGTGCTTCAAGAGCAGGTGGTTCTGGTGGTGTTTCTACAAACTCTTCTCTTTTAGGTTCTTGTTTTTTTTCATCTTCATCATCTCCACCTTTCTTCATTGTATTAATACCAAAAGTAGCAGCAGATGCAGTGAAAACTGTCGCAATAAAGGTGGGATCCATCTTAGATAGAGCACCCGAATAACTTGCGGTGAGAAGAGCAGCAGACCAACCCAAAATACATATACGAATTAGTTGTCCCATAGCATTTTCGTTTTTCTTGTTAGTCATTGTAGTTTGTGATTGTGGTTAACCTTTTTTCCAAGATTCACCTTCTGCTTTTCTTCTACGAGCAAGTCCTGCTTCTACATTAGAACCAGGATTTCTGTAGAGGTAAAGCGCATCGGGAACTTTGTCCCATTCTTTATTCTTCAGTGTACGAGTAATAGTATTAAAGTTATCGCCACCATAAAACCCAGCACCAAGATTATAAGCAAAAGAAAGTAGGGCACCTCTTTTACCATCAGACATTTCATTCCAGTGTGGAATTTTACGAAGTGATGGAAGAAACTGGTTCTTACACTGACTAATCAGAAGTTCATCTGCTTCTTGTTGTGTAATTTGGTCTCCCATTTGGAATGCAGATCCATCTTTCTTGCGAGTTGAACCCCAACCAATTGTGATTGGAAGTCCACCTGAGAGAGGATCTGGATATGCTTTCAGATGGCATCCCTCGAACTCTTTGATTAATTTAAGGCCCATCATAGGCATATCGTCACCACCTGCTACGGGAGCGGCAACAGATGGTCCTGATGCTGGTGCCGCATTACCCTTTTTTCCTCTATAAATCTCTGCCCAATCTACATTATCTTCTAGATATTTGACTGGTAAATTATCTTCTAACCACTGAACTGCCTTGACATGGTTGGGGTTTTTCTCATCATAAAATTTGAAAAAGTTATGTAAATCAATTCTTGCCATTGTTTCCTCCGAAATACTTTTGATAAAGGTCGTTTGCTTCTTTATGTTTTCCGTGATTTGTAAGATCTTTTATGATCTTAAGAATCTTTCTTTTAAAATCAATCGAAGATTCTTCCCCACCCATCGTTTCCTCCTGGGCACCAACGATGCTTGAGAACTGCTTTGGTATAAATGGTCTTCTTACCATTTGTGACTGGACCAGTATAGTTATCGTTTAGAGAACCATATGGATCATTTACATAGTATCCTTTACCATCTGGAGTCTTACCGATGACTACACACATGTGCCCACCAGTAGGAGAAGATAGAGAACCACGGTGCAAAATACCAATAACAACTGGTTTTCCTCTATCAAGACTCTTATCAATGTCAGCAAAAGAAAGATTGTAACTAAAATGTGACTTAATACCATAACCTGCGAGAACCTTTGTCTGAACCGCATGGTCAGTTGTGTCACCAATCGCAAATACTTTTTTAACATATTCATCATCACCCTTGATGCTTCCTGGCTTGAGGAAAGCAAGGCACATAGCACACGATGAACTGTTACAAGTTCTATGAGCATCTCTGTAGTTATCTACTTGGTTGAAATATGGAACGTCAAGAACTGCTGGGGTAGGTGGTTTGGTTCTAAACATTCCGATCCAATCGGTATCTGCGTCATCCATAAACTCAACAGGAAGGTTATCTTCTAACCATTGAACTGCTGCTACATGGTTTGCATTATTCTCATCATAATACTTAAAAAAGTTATGAAGATCTAAGGTCATTTTGCCTCATCTATAACACTATTTTATTTAGATGATGATGCTTTTACTAAAATCAAAAATAAAATAATTCCATAATAAGCAGCAAAATAATATATCATCTATAATACTCCTGAATTTTATCCAGAACTTGATTGAGATATTTGTTTGCTAATCTTTTTGGGTCTGATGTATAACCAATCTGCTCGTTATACAATTGACCCTTTAACTTCTCTACGTAACACCTAATTTCTTCTTTTGAAAATTCGTTTCTAGGCATAAAATAAAAAAAATCCCCACCCATATTTAGAGTGAGGATAAGTATGAATACTTAATTATGTTAGGAACTCACCATACTCCAGGGATCACTTGCCCAGTCAGTGCATAGGCACCCATAGCAGCCATAATTCCAATCATAGCAAACCAACCATTAATACGTTCTGCTCGTTCGTTCATTGTTTTTCTCCTTAGTAAGTTTCAGAAAGTTGATTGACAGAATGTGCAAGAAGCACAAAGAAAGTAATACTAGTAATAGTAAAAATTACTTCCCCCATCAGATTACACCAAAAAAGAGGTGTCCAGTTGTCGCATAAGATACAAGTGCAGCAACAAATCCAAGCATAGCAACACGTCCATTCAGTTTTTCTGCACGTTCGTTATGAGTTTCAAGTGCATAACGTTCTGCATCAGATTGAGACACATACATTTTAGGTTCTTTAGCAAACATATTTTGTTGCCCGAACTCATTAGTTGTTACAGTCATTTACGTTTTGTTACGAAACATTACAAAAGTATATAGCAAAAAGAAAGGGGTGTCAAGCACCCAATTGTATCAATTATCACTTTTCCTTTCTATCCTATATGCTCTTCCTGCTTCATCGAATCCATCAATTTCGATATATTCCGTTTCTTCATTAATATCATCATTTGGAACTAAACAAAGATATGGACCAGGTATTCTATCAGTATTACTGTAATTTCTATGACCAGAAATATGGTAATGTGCGGAAACAATTTGTTTGCCTGGATTTTTTAATTTATATCCTTGATCTGCCATTAATTTGGCAATTTTATTATCACATCCAGGTTTACCTAAAGTAAATTCCATCTCATCAGTTGTTGTGATTGGAGTCTTAAACAACCAAACATCTTGAGACGATGAATTGTTAAATGGAGCAATACACCATTCACCATTTTCACAAAATACTTCCCATCTAGTTAAAGCAAGAAAAACTTTATCCAAATCAGCATCTTTTACAACTGCAATACTATCATCTAAGATAATATCTGCATTTGCAATTATGCAAATTTGATCTTTTAAATTTTTATTACAAAATTCAAAAAGATCTTTATAAGTAGGTCTTTCTTCTCTTTGAATTATTTCTATTTTATCTGATTTAAAATTTAATTTAGAATCATCAGAAATGAAAACATATATCTTTTCAATGTACTCATTTTCCAAATTCTCGTGAATACAAGTAAGATATTCACTATGCCTCTGATAATCAGGGGATCTAAAATATTCTATCAATAAATTCATTGAGTTTTAATCCAATCCATTAAATTTACTTGAGGTCTCCATCCAAAAATGGTTCTCAATTTTCCATTATTTGCAAGAGTAATTCGTGATTCTCCAATTCTTGCTGGAATATTTATTTGTTTATCAGATATAACATTTGCAATTTCATTAATTGAGTAATTCACACCATTACCCACATTATAAAGTTCACCATAATATTCATCATCAATATCTTTTGTTGCTGCAAGAATATTTGCTTGAACTACATCAGATACGTGTGTAAAGTCTCTACGTTGTTCCCCATCCCCAACAATAGTAAGAGGTTCACCATCCTTTCGTTGACGTAAGAAAATACCAATAACTGGAGCATATTGTCCTTTTAAAGGTTGCCTTTCACCATAAACATTAAAATACCTAAAGGAAATTGTTTTAAGACCAAATAAGTCATTATACATTTTGCAGAGTTTTTCTCCAGCAACTTTAGATACCGAATATGGATTTAAACAATCATCTCGTTGATTTTCGTGATTTGGTTTTTCATTAAATCCATAACCAGAAGATGTAGAAGAATAAATCACTTTCTTTACTCCTGCTTCTCTAGCACACTGAAGGACTGTAACAGTACCTACACAATTAATACTAACTGTTTCAATAGGACTTAAAATTGCTGGTTGAATCCTTGCCTCAGCAGCAAGATGAAATACATAATCTACACCTTCATACAAAGGTCGCGTATTTTCATAATCCCGAATATCATACTTATAATTTTTTGCTTTTGTATTCCAATAAAATTGATCATGAACATCGGAAAATTCATTATCAATAACAATTACATCATGTCCCAATTCCAATAGTTTATCTACAATATGAGACCCAATAAATCCAGCACCACCAGTTACTAATGATTTCATTTTTATACTAAATCCTCAATTTTAAAAATTAATTTTTTATATAATCTCAGAATAAAGATCAATAATTTGTTGTTTTACTTTATCGTAAGAGTATTTTTCAAAATATTTATTCAATGTATTTTCACTCATTTCACGATAAAGATCTTTATTATCTTGAATTGATTTAAGTTTATTTGCATAATCTTCAACAGTATATGCCATATAACCACATCCGTCTATCTGCTCCAAATGCCCCATAGATACAGTTCCTGGGTGTGTAACAATTGGTTTTCCGTGATACATTGCCTCAATTATTGCAACAGAACAAACTTCACCATCAATTCTTGCGTGTGCGTATACATCAATTGCACTAAGAAAATTATGAATTAATTCTTGATTTGATGAAAAATCAATAAAGTGTATATTTTTTAAATCTAATTGCTTTGCCAATTCTCTGTGCTTAGTACTTCCTCCAAGTAAAATAAAATGATTATTGGAATCAGATATCATTGAATATGCATATAGAGAAACTGGAGAAAAAAGATTTAAATCATCTCTTTGATGAAATCCATAAACAAAAGCATCTTCA